CGATGGTTCAATTCCATCCACCAACAATCTACAAGACAGGAGAAAAACTTATGGCAAAAAAACCTCGTCACATCCTTAAATACTTGGAAGACCCAAACACTTGGGACAAGTCTGCCTTTGAGACTGCCATCCGCGCAGAAGTCGAGGCAAGCACAGGTGCGCTCACTGCAAGTGATGAATTGCTGGTCGGCGCTTTGGTTCTCACCGTTGATAGCCTTTTGACAGCCGAACTCAACATTCGGACAGACGGGCATGTGACCATCTATGGCGCAAATCCTGGCGTCAGTGCTTGGTACAAGGTCAGGACCGAAATGGCTGACAAGGCCGTCAAGATTCTTGCCGAACTGGGCCTTGTGGCTCGTGGCCGTCCGAAGCTGAAGAACAAGGTATCCGAAGTCGATGAGCTATTCGCCGACGCTTGAAAAAGCATTCCAGTACGCCATTGGCGTAGCGCGGGGTGACATTCAGGCTTGCGAGGACATCAAGCTGGCTTGCCAGCGTTTCCTCGATATGGTGGAGCGCAAGGATGCCCCGTATGAATTTGTCGCTGCGAAGGTCGAGCATGTTCTCAAGTTCGTCAAGTTCTGCAAGCATGTCAAAGGCCCGGACGCAGGCAAGCCGATTGAGCTTGAGCCGTTCCAGGTTCTATTCCTGGCTGGTGTCTATGGTTTCCGCGACAAACGGGATCACAGCATTCGGTGGACGACGGATGTCATTCTTTTCGTTCCCCGCAAGTCGGGCAAAACAACCCTTGCGTCCATCATTTCTCTCTACGAACTCCAGTTCGGTGATGCGGGTGCAGAGGTATTCACGCTTGCAACGAACCGCGAACAGGCATCCATCTGCTTTGACTCGTCAAAGGCGATCATTGAAGGCATGGTGGCGGAACTGGCCGCAAAGTTCATCGTCTATCGGGGCGAACTCAAGAAGGCTGGAGATTCGACATCCACATACCGTTCGCTGTCTCGTGAGAACAGGAAAACGGGCGATGGCAAGAATCCGTCTTGCGCGATGATTGATGAAGCTGCTCAGATTGTTGAGCGGCAGTCGATTGAGGTCTTGCACTCTGGTATGGGCGCTCGGAAGAATCCGCTGCGCATGTACCTGACAACCGCGAGCTTCACAAAGGAGACCAAGTTCTATGAAGACCTTTCGCACTTTCGTGCTGTACTCCGTGGGGCTGCTGCTGATAACTTCAGGTGGTTTGGCCTTCTGTATAGCGTTGATCCCGGTGATGCTTGGGCAGACCCTAGTGTCTGGGGCAAAGCGAATCCCATGCTCGGAATTTCAGTCACTACTGAGCACATTCGTCACATGGCTGAAGAGGCGGCAGCAAAGCCAGCAAGCCTCAATGAATTCCTCTGCAAACAACTGAACATCTATGTCTCGGCCAACTCTGCCTGGGTTGACCGAAGATATTGGGATGAGTCCGTTGACAAGCTGCCATGTCCAAATCAGCCTGAATCGACATTCGTTGCGTTTGACTTGGCGCACACGCGAGATTTGAATGCGGTGGTGACATTGCATCGGTATGCCGAGGAAGACTTCTATGCGAAGTTCCAGTTCTTCCTGCCGGAAGAATCCATCGAGCTTATCCCGAATCACTACAAGAGCATTTACAGCCAAGCGGTGATGTCGGGCATTTTGCGTCTGACTCCTGGCAACGTCACAGACTTGAATGAAATCGAGTCATACATCAAACAAGAGTGCGAGAAACACAGTGTCAAAGAAATTGGTTATGACCCTTACAACGCCGCTGCGTTGGTTGCTAATCTCTATGCCGACGGTCTACCTGTTAAGAAGGTTGGTCAAGGCATGGCGGTTCTCTCAAACCCATCCAAAGCCACCGAACAACTGATTCTCAAGAAAGCCATCAAGCACGATGGCAATCCATTTGTCGGTTGGCAACTTGGAAACTGCGAGGTCTATACGGATGTCAACGGGAACGTGAAAGTTCGCAAGAACGAAGCCGATCCATCTGCAAAAGTGGACGGAATCATCGCTCTGATTATGGCTATCCACTGCCATTTGGATAACGTATTTGTGTCAGATTCATTTGGCTTCAGGTCGATTGAATGGTAATATGTGACCAAATAGGAGCCGATCATGGGAATTTTGGACGTTTTCAAGGGCAAAAAAGCCGTATCTGAGTCGAATTCCATGTTCGGCCAGACGGCGCTGGGCAACAACATTGTTTATCAAGGTGGCGGTCAAAACCCTACCGTAAACACTCAAATCCTGTACGTCACGACTGGCAGCACCACAAATGCTGGCCGTCCTGTCGATATGTCCATGCTGGCTCGAAACAGCACGGTCATGTCATGTATTGGGTTGAAGGCTCGCGCTCTTGCTCAGTTGCCCATTCGCATCATTGCCGAGAAAGACGGCAAATATATTGATGCGGTGAAGGACAAATCTGCAAAGCCTCGTGAATCGGAAAAGGCAAAACAGGTTGCTCGATTGCTCAACAGCCCGAACAACTTTCAGAGCAAGTACGAATTCTGGTATCAGTGGCTCATGTGGTACGAGCTTTCTGGTGAGGCATTTACTCTGTGGTGGAGAGCCAATCAGAAATCCACCACTGAAACGCCGCTGGAAATGTATGTGCTGGATTCGACGCTGATTGCGGTGACGATTACCCCGACACGCTATCCGTCGTATCGTTTGTCTACTCCGTCCTACGGATTCAACCGTGACGAGCCTTTGTCTGCGCATCAAGTGATGCACTGCAAAGAAATGGCATGGCAAGGTTCGGCTGGTTTCAACAAAGCCATCCTGGCTGCGGAGCTTGTCGGTCTCGATCAAGACATCGACCTGTACGCCAACTATGTCATGCAAAACGGTGCCAAGCCGTCTGGCATGTTCACGACTGAGGCAGTTATCCCTGATGGCAAGTTCAAAGAAATTGCTGCCCGTCTGAAAGAGGCCTGGAGCAATATGGTCGGCAGCAAGAACTCCGACCCGAGCAAGCCCGGTCAATCCATGCTGCTGGACCAGGGCATGAAGTACACGCCGTTGGAAATGCTCAAGTTGCAGGACAACGATACCCGCGAACTCAAGCTCCAGACCATGAAGCGCATTTGCGGCTTATTCGGGGTGCCGCCTGCAATGATTGGCATCACCGACTCCAAGTTCAACAATACCCAGACGCAGCTTGATGAGTTCTACAAGTCCACGATGTACCCGACTTTGGTGAACATCCAGGAAAAGCTCAAGCAGCACCTGTTTGTCGGTTATCCGACACTCAGCATTGAGTTCGACACCAAGAACTTCCTCAAGGGCGCTCCGCTGGACCAGATGAACTTCGCCACAGCAGGCGTGAAAAATGGCATCATGACGCCCAACGAGGCGCGTGAATATATGGGTATGCCGCCCCTCGCCGGTGGCGACGAACTGATTGATGACGCCACTTCTGGTGATGCTTCTGATGATGTTATTCCCGGCAGCAGTGCCCAAGACACTGGCGGTGGTGGTGGAAATCAGAAGAAGAAAATGAACATCGGAACAACTTGATAAAAAATGCGTACTGATACAAAATATCTGGTAGCATTGGCGAAACAGGTTATTCAACCTGGAATACCGTTGCCTGTATTACAAGGGCAACCCCCTAAAATACAAGACAACAACCAGTCCATTGCTTTAGGGGCAATCAATGAAGCAACTGAATCTCATCTGCGAAGCAAAACTGAACCTGTCCGAAAAGGCCGCAAGCGGCGAACCGACAGGAAAAATTGAGGCTCGCATCACCACTTGGGGCGCACGCGAAGGCGCTGATGGCCGCAAATTCTTCTACAAGCCCGAAGGCTTCATGGAGTGGGCCAAAGAGTTTGCTGCATCTGGCCGTCCGCTGCCGATGTATGTGAATCACAACTCGGATCAAATCCCGGTTGGAGAGTGGACCGAAATCGAAATGGACGACGATGGCATGAGTGCCAAGGGCCGTCTGTTTATGAACACCACAACTGGCTCCGATCTGTATCAGGTCATGAGCGAATCCCCGAATATGTTTGGCGGTGTAAGCGTTGGTGCTTATGCCGACGAATATCAGTGGGTCAAGGAAGACGGCTCTGTTTTCCCTGCTGGCTCTCATGATTATTGGGAAAACGGCTACTTCCAGATCACCAAAGGTGGCCTGCGCGAAACCAGCGTTGTCATGCACCCCAACAACCCCAAAGCAGAAATCAAAAAGCTGGAATACTTCCGCGATGATGGTTCTGCTGATCTGAAGGTTTTGGAAGAAGCACTGCGGGATGCAGGGCTGTCCAAGTCGGAAGCGGTTGCCGCCGCATCCGTATTCAAGCAGGTGATTGAGCAGCGTGATGCTGTGAAAGAGCCGATTGAAAATGCGCCGACTCAGAGTGATTCTGATGCGGAGGCAACCGAAGCGGAGATTCTTGCTGCTCTTGAGCAACGCGAACTCCTTAAACTCCTTGACAAACGCCTGAAAGGTTAATCATGTCGAAAGAAATCATCGAAAAGCTGGACGCTATCGAAGCATCGCAAGCCGAGAAAATCCAAGCAGTTGAAGCTGCTATTCCTGCCGCTGTTGAAGCCGTCAAGGCTGAGTTCAGCGAAATGGTTGCTGCTCTGGAA